TAAACGTCCCGTATTCCCCTCCCGTAACTGTTTTGACAAAAAAGGCCTTCCATTTTTTTCCTTTTGTCTCTCCTTCTTTTGTTTTTACACTTGCTATCCTCACATATCCTACCTCAATGCCCTCATTACTTGCGACGTTGCCCTGTGGCGGGACTTCGTCCGGTGGCCACCCGGTTGCTTCGGGGATGTCATCGGGTTGTCTGGTCGTGGCCTTGGGTTTTGTGTCCACTTTCTTTCCGGCGGCAGTGTTCGGCTGCGTTGCGGCATTCCCATCATCATCCTCTTCTGCACAGACAGAGATAAATGATTGCAACGAATAACGTCGCAAATAGGTTAAGCACGACCCGTAAGATTGCGGGTCTGATTTGACTGGTTTCATAACAATTCTACCCTCCAGCCACTCACCGGATGAATGACAGAGACGTGTATCAAGGCCGACCATATCGGGGTGTTCCGTAAGAAACACAGGTGATTGAACTATACTCAATCCGTTGTCCGTCAATGGTTTGCGACACGCCTCCCAGATCGAGGCCAAATCAGCGTATTTCGATTTAAAAAATGGATTGTTTGATTCCTTTTTGGCGTTCTCAATGACAGCCTGTGCTTTCGACAACGCCTCTGCCAGTTTTCCGATTGTTTCCGATTGAATCATTTCGTGCCTCCCAATTTTCTGAATTTCAATACTATTCCCTTGACATATTGTGCCAGTTCCATGAAATCAGACTCACGGTATGCCGGGTTTTCCTTCTTCAATTCCGACACCCTGTTCGCAATTTTCATGGCCTCGGCTTCAAGGAATATAACCTGCGCTTCACAAATCAGTGCATTGAATTCTGCCGCGCTGTTTGTTTCTTTCATCGTTCCTCCTTTCTTAATTTTTAAGCTCCCCAGGTTGCTGCCATCGCTTCGGCTATCCCCGTAAATGTTCTTGACCGCTCTTTCCACCGCCTTGGAGAGGGCGGTAATTTCCAGATTCTGTGCTCTCTGCCGTCAACAATGTTTGTCGGCTGTAATAACGGCAGATTTTTTAGCCACAGGCAGGTCGCCTTTGTTTCTCCATGACCAAACATCCACGGCTGAATAATCTGATCCGGTTTTCTTATCTGACTTGAAATTACGCTGACCGGGTTTTCAATGGCGATCCGCGGCACGGGCGCAGACATTAGCAGTCTGACAAACATTAGCGCATCTGCTTGTTCTTTTTGTTTGTCCTTAAACCACCGTGCGCCGGACACGGCAAGATGTGTACATGGCGGAAAAGCAATCAGTAAATCCCAGCAATCACCAAGGATTTCCAAAACGTCGCCCTGAATGTGCCAATCTGGATTTCCTTCTGTCGGCAAAAGATCGCAGGAGAACGCTTCATGCCCTCTTTCCGCAAAAGCGCTGCGAACTATTCCGCTAAATTCACACGCCACCAAGACCCTCATTTTTCAACTCCACTTCACCCATTCTATTATTCCGCCCGGCCCTCGCACCAATCTGCCTACCGTGGCTTTCTCCCGCTGTTTGCTCCTGCTGGTGTTTGCCTGCCTGTTATTCTCGGTTTTTCCGATAAAAATCGGTGCGAGTGCCTCGCCCATTAGAGCTTGCAGCTTGGGGCTTTGAAACGTACAGTAACATAGTCTTTTCGACTTGTCAAGAAATTTTTTCGTTATTAAGTTGGATTCGTGAAAATATTTCTTGACTAAACGTTATAATTCAATTATAATGGCAGGTATGAAAGTTAACATAAAAAAACTAGAAAAAGAACGTAAGGCGATGGGGTTGGGGAAGATGGCCTTTTCGCGTAGTTGCGGCATGACGGATTCAACCTACGGCAAAATTTTGCAAAGCAAAACAACTACTTTGAAGACGCTAACAACGATTGCCGGTGTTTTAAAAATTGATCCAAAGGATTTGCTCATATGAAAAATGGAGAAATAATGCAGGTAAAAATACACGAAGAACTTGAAAAGCATATCTGGCCGCTAAAACCTGAAGAACATAAACTTCTTGAAGAAAGTATCCTTGCCGATGGTATCAGGGATAAACTTATTACATGGCAAGGATACATCGTAGATGGCCATAATCGTTATAAAATAGCGAAAAAACATGGCTTAACCTTTGAGACGCTTGAAAAAGAATTCGACAACATTGAAGACGTAAAAGACTGGATGGATGCTAACCAACTAGCACGTCGTAACCTCACCAGGGATCAATGGGAAATAACCATCGGCAGGCGGTATAACAGGGAAAAGAAGGATTATGGCGGCGATAGAAGCAAGTGGCAAAATTTACCACTTGAAAAAACCGAAACCAAACTTGCCGAAGAATACAAGATATCACCAAAGACAGTCAGAAACTATGCCAAAATAGCCGACGAATTTGAACGGCTAAGGGAAGAACAGCCGGAAATTGCAAAGGAGATTGCAAACGGTGAGAAAACTATCAAAGAAGTTATCCGGGAAGTAAAAAAAGAAGAACAAAAAGAATACTTTAAACAACTGGGAGCCTACGATAGACCCTTTGACGGGCGATACGATGTCATTGTCATTGACCCCCCGTGGGACATGCAGAAGATTGACAGGGAAATTACCCCGGAACAAACAGGCTTTGACTACCCCACTATGACCGAAGAAGAAATATCGGCAATGGAATTGCCTATGGCCGAAGACTGCCATGTTTTTATGTGGACGACACAAAAGTTTCTGCCTGCCGCCCTGCGAATCATAGGCGTTTGGGGCCTGAAATATACATTGACGTTTGTATGGGATAAGGGTGGAGGTTTTCAGCCGTTCGGCCTACCGCAATTTAATTGTGAGTTTTGCCTTTATGCGCGGAAAGGGACGCCTAAATTCATGGACACCAAAGACTTCTTTACTTGCTTCAACGCGGACAGGACGGGGCACAGCAAAAAGCCGGATAAATTTTATGCCACCATAAAACGAGTAACCGCCGGAAGACGCATTGATGTTTTCGGCAGACGTAAAATAGACGGCTTCGCTGGATGGGGAAACGAAGTTGGGGATTGAAAAAGACGGTATATTAGCTGAAAAAGCGGCAAGATTGTGGTTAAAAAACAAAGGTGTGAATAATCTCCAGCAAATAGACTGGCTTTTTAAATCAAACAAAAACGGTAACTATTATTGTTTGGAAAGTAAAAGTAGGGAATTATACGAACCACCACCGTTTTTTGGAACGGGTCTTGATATTACACAACTAAAATTACGCTTGCAATTGTTGAACGATTTGGGAATAGATACGATCCTTTTAGTTTTTGAAAAGAATACAAATAATGTTTACTGGCAGTTTTTGTCAATCCTGGAAAAGGGACGTCACATAGATACCAAAAATAAAATAAGAATTTACGATATCGATAATTTCAACAAAGAGGAATCATGCTAAAAACTGGCAGAAAGTTTCGGGATATGTTGAAGAAAATTATTAAGTTGAAGCGAGAGTTGTCGTTATCGTTCTGGATTTGGCGGCAGAAAATCAAGCGAGCCATCTTAACGTGGTTTTTCGGAGGCAAAAATGAGTAAAAAAGGAAGCTTGCGACTTAATAGCATGTCGGAGTTTGAGGCTTTGCGGAATCGCGGAAAAGTGGCCATAAAAAATGATCGCCCGCGCCCGCGACACGTACCCGGTAAAATGAACAAAAGCGAAGAAGCATATGCCCGCCAACTTGAAGCAATGAAGCACCTTAATCAAATAAGACGGTGGGTGTTTGAACCCTTTAAGTTACGCCTGGCCGACCGGACGTTTTACGAGCCAGATTTTATGGTTGTTAAAAACGAGCATATTGAAATCCACGAATTTAAGGGTCATTGGGAAGATGATGCAAGGGTTAAAGTCAAAGTCGCTGCTGAATTGTTCCCAGAATTCCTTTTTGTCGGAGTCACGATGAGAAAGGGAAGTTATGAATACGAATTTTTTAATGCTTAACGGCGACGCAGAGCCAACTCAAACTTGTTCACGCTGCGGGTCTAAACTAATTAATCGGGACACCTGTATCAAGTGCGGCGAAACACTGAATAAAATAAC